AGGTCTACTAAAGACTGATTGCCTTCGTAGATATACTGACTAAAGACATTAAGACTTAAGAGACACGCTACTGCGTAGCATAGAATTCTTTTCTGCATTGCCTTTTAGTTTTAGTTTTAGTTGTATAAATAACTTTGACTGCCCCAACAACATCTTTGTTTATCTTGTCTCTGTTAGGATTTCTGTCGTGTGTGCATTGCTTTATAAAAAGTTTTTCTTGTTCTTTAGCATCGGGTCTTTTAGATTTGTTTTCTGCCCAAGCTTTCGTAGCTTCTTTACCTATCTGACCTTGGTAAGGGCAAGGAGTACCAGCCATTTCCATAGCCTTAAATACTCTTGGGTCTTGACAAAGTATAGATACTGAAGCCACTTTCATACCAGTATCATATAAATACTTGGAAAGTTTTAAGCGTTCACAGTTCTCGTCAGTCACAGTAGCTCCTGTAGAGAACCCAAATACTTGCCCTTGAAACGCACCAGAACGTCCTACAGTACAGAGGTCTTGTGAGTAAGACATAATACTAGGAGCTATAGCAGAAGCAGGAGGTGCTTTGCTTTTTACGTTCTGATTAATAGTCTGAGTAGAGTTAGACTCGTTAATATTTCTATTAGTATTATCAGACTTTGTATTGTTATTATTGGTATTTGTGTTATCAGTAGTAACATTAGAGTCTGATGTAGATTGATTAACGTTAGTATTGGTATTAGTATTTGTATTGTTACTAGTAGAATTACTGTTGTTATTTACGTTCTGATTGACTGTAGAGTTTACAGTAGAGTTAGATGTAGACGTAGAAGTATTAACGTTGTTGTTATTGTTTGTATTTGTTGAAGTGTTATTTGATGTCGAGGTATTTACATTAGTATTATTTGAAGTATTAACATTAGTATTATTATTAGTGTTAGTATTTACATTTGTATTGTTATTGGTATTGGTGTTTGTATTGGTATTACTATTNGTATTATTNTTNGTGTTGGTATTAGTAGTCACCGTAGTATTAATAGTAGTTAAACCGTTGTCTTCACAATACTGTGTACCTGAAGTACAGTCACCTGTCTGATCTGAACTTACAGCAAATGACATTGTTAATAAACCTAATATAAGTAATGGTCCAAAAAATCCTCTATTTAAATCACCTCTTGACACTTTATTTATCTCCTGCTGGTTTTTTAGATGTGCTAGTGTATAGACCAAACCATGCAGCTCCTGCACCTACAACAACAGATATTAAACCTGANTGTTCCATTGTAGGATTGTCTAGTCCCATAAACCAAAATGTGGTATAATATAATAAATACATGTANACACTTAAAAAAGCTCGAGGTATAATCCTCCAGCTATCTACAGCCTGTGCTACAAATATTAATTTTTGATAAGGGTTATCATTTTTAGTATCTTCTAACTCTCTTATCCTATCTTTTAGTTCTGACTTTTCTTGTAACAAAGCCATAAATTTATTAAGGTCAATTTCTACCTCATTTCTATCCATGTCTCCACTAAAGCTACCCATCATATTGTTGTTTTGCATAATGCCCTCTATTACTTTTTAACTAGGCTGCCACCGAAGTACATGCCTATAATTGCTGATACAAGGTTTGTATCTAATTGTGTTATTACCAAGCCTTGAAAAGTTATCCACTCAAAGACTTCTCTACCTTCTGTTAAAAACAAAAACCCCGGATTAAATACAGTATATCCTACTGTTACATCTACATCTGGATAATATACTGCTACTAATTTTGGAAATATAATTATAGCAAATATAGATGATAGTGCAATGATACGTCTTGTCCATTGAAATCCTACATTTTCTACGTTTCTTGCAGCATCTACTGCTTTAAGTTGAAAGTCAGCTCTTTGTAGTAACATCTTTTGTTCATCTTGTTTAGCTTTGATACGTTGAGACCAAAGACTTAACAAACTACTAATTAAAGTAGAACCAAGCATNGTTATAATTTCAAATGGAAACATATTAATCTAGTGTTAAAGTTGATTCAAGTAATTCGTTTACAGAGTCTATTAAATACTCAGGTATATCTGTACCTAAGATATCATCTTCACTGTAAGCAATCATATAAGATTCTAACAGGTCTTCGTATAATGGTCTAAAGTCTTCTCTAGTTACCCAAGCTTCGTTACATTTTGTACGAGCTTTACAGTCTATTCGATACGCAACATCTAATTGCTTTTCTGTATAGAGTAACATTATTGATCAAGTACGACCTGCTGTAGCTCAATGCTACGTCTACCTACCTGATTAAACCACCGACTGTTTTGCATTTCTGCAGCCATTCGATCCCAGTTATGTTCTCTACAAGCCTGTAGCATATTTCTAAACTTTGAAAGTCTTGTACCACCTAAGTTAAAACACATGTTGACTAACACATGTTGTATCTTTTCAGGTAGCTTATAAAATTCTTCTTGATTACCGAACACATGTATAGCTTCTGCATAGTGCCTATCAAAATCTATTGCATAATATCTGTCTACCACTGATTGATCTACAGGGGTACCGACTTCCCAGTTATATTCAGGGTCTTGTGGTTGACATAAATGACCAACTCCTAGAGTCTTATAACCTAAACTGTCGTTATAAATTTCTAGGACTTCGCCCTCGTGTCGTTTGATTTCAGCTTTGCATTGTTCTATGTTCATCGTTCTTCCTCATCTTCTAGTATAACACCTGCTTGTTCATCGTATGGAACACCAGTCATTCTATCTTTTCTTTCATCAGGTTCGTCAATAACATTAGGTACGTTTGTGACTATACCACCTTTTGCATAACTACCTAGACCTGCTGTTGATTTTGTTGCTGGTGAAGAACCTCTAGCTGCACTTCTTAATGATTTTTTAGTTCCTTCTCCTAATACTAAATCTAAAGCTGAGTATCCGGGAACATTTGTAACTAAAATTTCAGGTATGTTTTTTCTATATAAAATACCATCAATAGCATCTTGAGGTAAAGGACCAGCAAAAGCTTTGAGTGTTGCTGTATAAGCTCCTACATTTCTATCGTATTCATTAGACCATCTAGATTGGTAATCAAATGGACCAAAACCACCCCATCTTCTAATTGATTCAGCTATTAATTTACCATCATCTTTCTTTAAACCAGTTTCATAGTCTTTTAAATTTTCACCATTACTTCTAATTGTATTACCAATATGTGCTACAGCACTCATAAGTAAAACTGTCGGAAGTACTTTAGGTATACTTTGCATTGGACTGTTGACAGCTTCGTTTGAAAATCTTTTTAAGATTGTATTGTTAAAAACTGTTGGGTATCCAGCAAACTGTACTAATAACTGAGCAGAAGGAAGAGAGAACCATAAAGGTCTATTAGCTTCTGCAGTGCTTGGGTTTAAAATAATTTCTTTTGTAAACCTATTAGCTCCTGATGTGTAAGCATCTTCATAAAAGTCTTGAGCTTTCGCTAAAGCATCATCAAACTTACCGTTCTTTAATGATGCTCGATACCAAGCAACAGCTTCATCTGCATTAATACCTAGATCACCAAGTTGTCGAGTTAAGTATTGTTTATTACTTTTACTTAAACCACCCTCAGATAAACGTTTAGCATTTGTTTTAATTAATCTTTTACCAGTTGTAAAAGCTGCTAACTGTACAGCTTTAGTCCACTGAGTTAATAAGTTAACTTTAAAGAAAGCAGCTTGTCCTCTTTTCGCCCACTTACCATACATTCCCTCACCAGCTAAACCTTCAATTCTTTCTTGAACTGCTTGTTCTAAAGCCAACCCAGTTTTGTATAGTTCTCCCCAGACATCATCATCAACAGTAGCAAAAATAGATTCTCCTTCTTTTTGAATACCAATATCTTTAATGCCTTTTGTTTTTTTACCAAGTACTCCTCGTTGAATACCTTTAATACTTCTATCAAGAACACTGTTACCTTCTTTAACAATTGAACTTGCGATGTCTTTTAAAACTGCAGGTGAATCTTTTAAACCTGCACGACTTAAAAGTAAAAGAGGTTCAGTAACACTTGATAAAGTAGCAAAAGGTAAATGAGCCATTTGCTGAGATAATTTACCCCAGTCAGCCATACTCCTAGCCCAGCCTTCTTTCTTTAATATCGAACCAGCATCTGTTTCAATACCTGTTACTCTAGCATGTGTTGTTCTAGCTTGTTTAGCAATTTTATCAGCATCACTTTTAGACATACCAGATTCTACTAACTCTTTTATCATAGGTTTGATAGTATTATCTTCAAATTCTTTTAAAGTTTTACCAAAATATTTTGCTCTTGCAATAGCTTGACCAGTATTAGTAAAATAAGTTTCTAATATTTGTTGAACATCATCTTCTAAAAACTCAGCTAAATCTTCATCTTTAATATTTCTAAATCTTCTTTCTTGTAAGAAACCTGTAGCGTTAGCACGTTGTCCTTTTTGACGTAACTCAAAAGGTGTCCACCTATATTCTAACATGTCGTCTACTATTTGTGTAGCTTTTAATGTTTGAGCTTCTAATAGTTGTTCGGGTGTAGCATCTTTAAGTAATCCACTTTTAACTCCAGCATCTTCAAGAAAATTCCTACCAAAAACTTTTTGATCAACACTTTTAGCATCTCTCAATACACCTTTTCTAACTTCATCTGTTAGCTCATCAATAAACTGTTCAGTTGGTAATTCATTTATAGGATCAGCATGTCCTGATCTAACTAACAACCCTATCATTTTATCTTTTTTTTGTTCTAAAACTTCATATTTAAAAAGTCTTGGGAAATAACCTTTAGTAAATTTAACAAAAGGTCCAAATAAACCAACTTGAGCTGCATCTTTAAAAGCTGTATCTAGAGTTTCACGAACTCCTTTATACGCTTGTATAACTGCAGGGTCAACCTGACCTTTTAAACTATCTATATTATCAATATCTAAAGTATCGTCTCTTAATAATTTAGCAAGGGTATCGTTTTGTTTTTTATCTAGTCTAGCTCTCCAGCCTGTACGATATAAAACATTTAAACTTTTAGATAAAGCATATTGATACTTACCTATCGTTTCTCCCATAAACAAACCAAAAGATTTTTCTTTAATTATTGTTTCACCTTGACTTGTTAAGGTTGTATCGTAGTCATATCTTAATTTTTTTAAAAATTCTTTAAGTGTAGGAGATTTTTCAACATAAGAATTAAACCATGTAGTAGGTTTACCTACAGTATTAGCAATAACTTTATTTAAAGTTGGACCACTAGAAGATAACCCTAAATCAATTCTAGAATCTTCAACAACTTCTTTTCTAGTTTGTGATGAAGCTACGTTATCAATTAAGTTTTCATTGGTATGCTTAAACTCTTTAGTTAAATATCTATTACCATATAAACCTAATCCACCACCAATAGCACCACCAGCTATACCACCAACTAAACCACCAGTAACTGTCATACCAGCTATCGAACCTAAATCATATTCATCTCGAATACCAAGATCAACATCAATGTCTTGTAAAAAGAATTCATGTGGACCAGCCCAAGCCATGCCTTCAGCAGCACCAAAAAGTGCAGTTTGTTTAGCAGCTCTTACAGCTTTTGCTTGTTTTAAAGCTGCTCGTTTTGACAGTTGTGAAGCTGTAAGTTTTTTAACACCTGCTTGTGCTGCAGTTCCTAAAGCCCCACGTGTAGCTAAACTAGCACCACCTGTAGGTATAGCAAACAATCCTGCAAGAATATTTAAAGGGTCAGCTAATATATCAACAGACATATCTTTAACTAAATTAAAACGTTCTTTAAAACCTTTTAAGTTAGCATTATTAAATTTATCACGAAGGTAAATATAATCTAGCTTTTCTTCTTCTGTCCAATTTCCAACTTCAGTAGACCTTACAAACGCAGAACTTAAACTAAAGTTTTCATCACGTAAGTATTCAAAAATATTTTCATTTCTACCTACACCTTGTAAAAATCTTTCTGCCCTCATAGCAAACTCAGGGTCTTTTTCTAAATCAGTTAAGCTATAGTTATATCCTAGTTTAGATGGGGTCTCATATTGAGTAACATAAGCTAAGTTTGGATCAGGAGCTACAGTATATGTTTCTGCCGGAGTTAATTCTTCCGGTTGAGAAACAAGATCAGCAAACAACGGATTGTTATTTGTAGGTTCTTCAGGTTCGTTTATAAACCTTGTAAGATCAACTGCCATTTACTATCTACCTAAAAGACTTTT